TTCCGTCATGTTCCCAACTTTCCGTAACATAGCCTACGTTTTCATCCGGCTCAAAAAGTGTTTCGAGGTATGTGATAATCTGCTCTGTCGGATTCCATTGTTCGGGAATATGTATCTCACTGCGTTCAAGCCAGTTCCTGTCTACTACAACAAGTTCGTCTTTAGAACCTATTTCACTGTCCCAATCAAGTTCGGCTGATACATTCTCATAATGGTATCCGTTTTCTTTAGCCATTTGAATGATAGTTCCGCCAGTAACGGGAGCAGATGAGCCTTGAAATGTCGCCCACTTCTTTGCACATTCACCGCTATGGTAACGGTTTACGTCTTTCATACTCCACATATCCCAATCAGATACCGTATATCCCTCGTGTTTTAGTGCCATACCTACGTTTATCCACTCTTGATAACTGCAAGTTGACGGATCAATATATTCAAGAATTTCTGTCAAATTATAATCGTTCATATCTTAATTCCTTTAATATTCACTCGGATTTATCCCCGACGGTATTCGCCAACCGTTTGCGGCAATTCTGTCAATAAGATTTTTTGCTTTTTCAAACTCCCAAACACCGACGTGCTGAAAACCTCGACTTTCAAGAAAGCGTATTTGCTTTGGAGTTGTAAGTCCTGCCACACGTCTTTTCTCCAATCGTTCAAGCAGTTTGGTTGCCTTACCTGCGTTATCTATTTCATCAGGGAATATTCCGTATTTTTCAAGTACCTTTATTTGTTTGTCTGACGGAGGTGACATTTCCCAACCGAATGTCGGTACATATCCCGATAAATCTTCGGCTTGTATGCTCATTTCAAATTGCAGAGGATCAACCAATTTACGCTTACGTTTCTTCATTTCCGCAAGAAGATTTGCAAGTGCCTCTTCTCTTTGTGCAACTACATCTTCGCTTGCCTTTTCCTCTGCCTCTTCTATGTCAACAGGATAACCCGCATTTTCGATATTCTCCGTCATTTTTACGGCAACTTCTTCATTTTCGCAAATCAAATGTGCGGGGTGACACAGTTCGTGTCGTTCCGTATGCCATAAAAAATCGAGTAAAAGTAAGTGGTCCTTATTCGGTGCAAGTCTTGTTCCGCGTCCTACCATTTGACTGTACAAACTGCGTACTTTTGTAGGTCTTAATATGACAACGCAATCAACATCAGGGCAATCCCAACCCTCTGTCAAAAGCATTGAATTGCACAATACGTTATACTTATTGTTTTCAAAATCATTTAATATTTCTGCTCTTTCTTTGCTTTCGCCGTTTACTTCCGCCGCTTTAAATCCTTTTTCGTTCAGAATATCTCTAAACTTTTTACTCGTCTTT